AATGGATACGCTGCTTTCACTTGTTTTGTGTAAGCCATTGCACGAGCCAAAGCTTTAGTATATCTACCAGAGAGAGAAACATAGAGGTTATCCTCCATTGCTTCTTCTGTGATTGAATAGCCCATAGCTATTGTTTCGTGTGTGTAACGAGCTACAAAAGACTCTTGTGCAGTATCATAATTGATAGCTGAACCTTCATCTTTTACAGGAGCAGCTCCGAAACCAGACAACTTGAGTTCTTCTTCAAATGATCTTTCAGAATTCTCAGTTGCATAAATTTCTTCGTGCTCGTTCTCGTAGTTATTATATTCCTCTCCAAACAGGGCATTAAGTCCTGGAAGAAGCTGCTTAAGCTCATTAGCTCTTGATATAGCTGCCATAATTGTACTCCTTAACCAATACCTGTTGTGTTGAGCAATTGATGCCCTACGTTGAACATAACAAGCACATCAGTAAAACTATCACCTACAGCACTATCTGGTCCGTCAACAAAGTCAACGAGTTTTAAAGGTAGTGTAGCGGTGGTAGCTGCTGTGCTCCCGTCTACTGCGTTTTTGCTTGTACCGATTGTTGTACTTCCAGCAGTTTGTACAACCGCAAAGTTTTTACCAAGATCATCTTGAGTAAGAGCTTCATCTGATTGCATCTGCATAAGTATAAAAGGGTCTGTAGCAACATACGCAACAATATCATCCGCAGCAGTTGAGGCTGGGAAATATTGATTTGGTGTGAATTGACCAGTTGTTGGGTCTGTGTAAGCACAACCAAGAAAAACACCAATAGGTGTACAAGCCGTAGTACCAGTATCCTTTTGGATAGTAGTATTAGGATTATCGTCTGCCCATTTTACAAAATCACCATAGAATATGGATGTACCAAAGGCATTTTTGATTTTGTAATGAGTTACTTTTCCTTGATAAGGGCTTCCAACAATTGTTCCAACAGGTCTAGCTCCGTGTGGAGTTGCACTTGACGACATAATTGTCTCCTTATATTAAATTAATTATTAAAGACTCCTAAGAATCTTTGCCAAAAGTTGTTTTAGAATTACGCTCAAACACTTGTTTGGTCGCCATTCTGCCATCCTGATCTTTAAAGTACACATTATCAACAGATTCAAGTTGAGACTTTGCTAAATTAGAAAAGTGTTCATCTCTGGCTTTCGCTTTTTCTGCTGGCATCTTGCACAATAATTGTCCTCCTATTTCTACATTGCCTTTTTTTGCCCACTCTGAGCCATGGTCCATCATATGAATTTGCAATTCAGGGTGATCTTGCAGTTCACATGGAATCCATCCCTCACGAAAACGTCTTGATACATTAGGGTTATCAGACTGACCTAAAAGGGCAGTTCTAATATACCTAAATACCCAGCCTTCTTGTGGTGCAGGTGTAGGTAGGTTTGACACATTTTCCCAATCTTGTGTGTGTTGGGTAGCCTCTCGGCTTTCTGTTCCCCTTGGGGTACGCTCTTGGTCTACAGGAGTATCAGTAGAAACTGTCTCCACTTCATTAGTGTTATTGCTTTCTTCTGACATTTAAGCCTCCTTCAATAATTGATTTGCGTATTGCTCTGGACTAATTCCAAGTTGACGAGCTAACTTAACTTGAGTCTGAGTAAGACGTATTTGCGTGGGTTTTTTGTTTCCGCTATCCCTCGTTGCGGATGCAACAACTGTTGATGGTTGTCGTTTTGGTGCTCCTTCTTGAGATATTTCTACCTCTGGAGTTACACCGAAAAAAGTTGGAAATTGTTGACGCATAGCGTTATCAACTTCATTGTAATATTCTTCTGATTTACTAGCAGGATCAACACCTTTAGCTTGTAAGCTTTTATCTACATACATTGCAAAAGAAGTCATTTCTTGATGAACAGGCTCACTACCCATAAACCAGGGATTTTTTTGTGCCCATACTTGCATATCAGGATCAGGTTGTGCAGCTTGCATTTGTGGCTGCGGTAAATTTTGTGCTATTTGTTGTTGAAGAGTTGCTGCCATATTAGGCGATTGCTGTTCAGCTAATGTTGCTCTTGATAATAACTCTTGAGCTTTTGTCATTTCATCAGCATTACCTTCTTCGTAAGCTTTTTTAAATTGTTCTTGAGCATTTTGTTTTGCCCATAAAGCATTATTTTGTGCTTGTTTATTTAGAACCTGACCACCTTGATCAACCATAGCTTGTAGCTTTTGGTTTTCTGCCATAAGGGTCTGAAGCCTTTGAACTGCTTCAGCAGACTCTCTGGAAGCTGCTTCTTTAGCTCTACGTTCTTCGTGATACTCGTATTTAATTTTAGCTATTCTTTCACCAGCTCTTTTACTGTAATCAGAAATTTCTTTATCTACAGTTTCATCATCTATATCTGGTGAAGTATCTTCTGCTTTAGCAGGTCTGCGATCTTCTTCTGGAGTATCATCAACAACCTCTACTTCTAATCCTTCAGGTATTTGGCTGTCTATTTCTGTTTGTTTACCAAAAAATTTATCCTCTGTTGATTGAGGAACAGTTTCTGGAATATTTGGTTCTTCGTTTATTATTTCGGTATTACTCATGCTCTAACTACTCCTGTAGGATCGTCAACTACTGCTTCCACAGTATCGTCATTAATTAAACGAAACTCTTGTCCATACATTTTCATGCGAGTGCCTGAGTAACCACGAAACACTACCCAGTCGCCAACTTTACACCAAGGTCCACTCGGAAATCTTTTAGTGTCGTTATAGCATTCTGGTCCTAACTTCATAACGTATCCGCAAATATTACTTACTTCTTCGTCTTTAATAGTTTGGGAAGCTTTAACAATACCGCCATCAGTTTTTTCCTCTGCTCTAGGCATAGCTACTAATATTCTCCAACCAGCAGGTTCTGGCAGTTGGGATTTAGTTTCATTGCTTATATCAGGAGCTTTTACACTTTCTGGTTCTGGTATTTTTACTTCTGCTTTACTCATATGTTGCACGACTTAAGGAGTCGAGTTCCTATTCTGTGAGAACCCTTTCGACATAATCTAAAAGTTCTCGTTCTGCAAGGGCTAAACCCTCGATAACACCAGTCATTTTCTGATACTCGTCAAAGTTCTTACAAGCTCCAGAAGCTATATGATCAGCGTGTTCATTCATCATACCACGCAGCTTTATTTTCAGGTGTTCTGAAAGTGATAGCTGTGTGATATCATTATTCATTCTTATTGATATCTTTAGCTAAATCTAAACCAATGTCAAGTCCTAGCTTATAATCTTCTCTTTCTTGTTTCCTATCTTCTTGTTCATTATCTTGCAAATCGCTAGCAACCTGTTGACCTATTTTGATACCAGCTAACTCATTTTGAGACTTCATTCTTTCTCTTTCAAGCTGATCTCTATTTGCTGCTTTTGCTGCATCTAGCTGTAATCTTCCTTGATCTTCAGCAGCTTTACGTTGTAGCTCTCCTTCTTTAATTGCTACTTCTCTTTCTTTCATTTGAATGAGTGGGTCTTTTTGTTGTTGTTCTATTCTTTCTTGTTCAGCCCTTTGCTGTGAAGTACCAGCAACTCTTTGTGCTGCTTCAGCTACAAGAGATGATATACGTTTCTCTACATCTGCTGGTAGAGGTTCACCTTCTGGTGGTAACTCAACACCCATCTCTTGTTCAACTTGTTTTCTAAACTGCATTGTTAAATGTTGATTTACATAATCAGATGCTGCTGCAAGTATTACAGGTGCTTTAGGACTCTGTTGTACAATCTGCATTATCTCTGGATTTTGTTGAGTAGAAAGCATTGTAGCAATATGTGCTTCGTGATCTTGTTCTATAAATGCTTTAACAGGTTTACCATTAATTAAGTTTTGTACTGCTGTTATAGGATCAACTGGTTGTATATCGTCTGTATCAGGAACAATAGTATCTACATCTTCAATACCTAATACATCAAGCATTTGTCTATGTAGTTCTGGAAGGTTATACATCTCAGGAGATGATTGTGCCAATTGCATTGCAGCTTGATACTGCATAATTCTTTGAGCCATAGTAGCTGCATTTGGATCAGATACAGGTAATATATCTACTCTATTATCAAAGTCTGATCCTTTAATAAATTCTTCTTCATCCATTTCGTAAGGATAAGAAGGTTCAGTAAAGTCTTTAACTATACCTACCAGGATATCAAACTCTTTTCTCATAGAAGCGTGAAGTCTAGCTTGTACTGCACTCATAACCTTTTGATTTCGTTCAAGTAATGCAAGTGTTGTTCCTACTGGAGCTTGGCTATTCATGTCAGATATCTTCATATCAGATATGCTAGCAAACCTTCTTCCTTCTTCTACTATATTTTGTAAAAGCTGATACAGAGTTCCTGATGGTTCTTTGTATGGTAAGAAAGTGATATTGTCTCGGATAGCACCACCAGGCACATCAACATCTCTAAATTCACCAGGCATTATTGGGGTGTCATCACCTTTTATACGCAAGCCTCTTGCTTTCAAACCACCAGGAAGATTAGATAATGTTCCTGCATCTACAAGTTGTCTTAGTATAGATGTAGCTGATTTAGCTAAACCACCTACCATATGTATCAATCCAAACCCATAAAATCCTAATCCTGGCAAATATTGATAATGAACAAAGTGCATTCTTCTTAATTTGTTTGCATCATCTTCGTAATAATTTCTACGAATACTTAATATAATTCCACTTGGATAATCAATTGTAACAACGTAAGGTATAGCTATACCTGTTTGTTCTCCTTTTGCATCAGTATCTTCAAACCCTTCTAGGTCTAAATCCACCTGCATTTCTAATATAGTATGGCTTTGATCATAGCTATAAGTGTCCTGTTCGCCTGTTATATCGTTATACTTTTTAGTTATATCTGATGTATTCTGTGATCCAGCAGGTAATTCAATATCTCTATAGAATCCATTCACCTGCATTTTTCTAATAGTATTAGAAGACTTACGCATTACATGGGTAGCACGTTCACAAGTTTCTAAATCACTAGCACCATAATTAACTACTACATCTTCTGCTGGTACAAATATAGAACTTGGTCTATTTAAACTAGGATCAAAGTAAACCTTACGGAAAGCAGAACCTGCCAAAGGTAAAGAAAATAACATTTTTTCAGTTTCAGTTCTGTATTCTGACATTTCATATGTCAGTAAGTAATTCAAATAGTCTTGTACTCTTCTTGCTTGTTTTTCTTTATCGTCAGTAATCTTGCCAACAATTTTAGTTTTCACAGGTCCTTGGGCTGGAAACATTTCCGTTATTGACTGAGACTGAAAACGTATTACTGCTTCAGAGAGCATTGGGTGAAATACTCCACAAGCACCAGCCCAAGGTTGTGTTCTTTCTTCTATCTTTAATCCTAGTTGATCTAATCCTTTAGTGTAAGTTTCTTCCCAATCTGCACGAGACTCTTTATCTCCGTTATATGCATTTACTAATTCATTACCTATTTCATTAAGGACATCATCATCCATAAAGTCAGCAAGGTTAGAATCAAATCCTTGATCCCCTACTTCCATAGCATTAGGATCAAAGTCTATAATCATGCCACCATCATCAGTTTGAATAGCTACTGATTCAGGTCTTTCTATTTCTATACTTATATCAGCTTCTAAGTCTTGTTCTACTGTGCCGTCTATAGGTGTAGCTGGTTGTCTTTCTATTGCCATTTAATATCCTAATAATAATTTGCAGTACGATTATGTTCCAAAGGTTC